ATGGACTGATAAGTTTGCTATAATGAATAGAGTGCCAAAGAAGTTAACATCAAATGAAGAAAAACAAGAAATCTTAAAGAAGTTAAAAGATGGCAAACGAGAAATTAATAGTTGAACTAACCGCACAGATACAAGGTCTTAAATCGGGTTTAGATAGTGCTTCTGAAGAACTAAATAAGTTTAACAATAGGACTAAAAAAACTGGCGAAAATTCAGAAAAAGATTTTAATGCAATAGGTGCTGCTGCTTCTAAAGTTGGTGGTATTGTTGCAGGTGCTTTTGCAATAGGTTCTATCGTTAATTTTGGTAGAGGTGTTATAGCTGCAACATCAGAGTTTCAAAAATTTGAAGCGGTTTTATCAAATACTTTGGGTAGCAGTTCTGCTGCTCAATTAGCATTATCACAAATACAAGAGTTTGCTGCTACTACTCCATTTCAAATAAATGAATTAACAGGAGCGTTTGTTAAGTTAGCAAATCAAGGCTTTAAACCTAATATTACGCAAATGCGATTATTAGGCGATTTAGCGAGTTCTACTGGCAAATCCTTTGACCAATTAGCTGAAGCAATTTTAGATGCGCAGACAGGCGAATTTGAGCGTTTAAAGGAATTTGGAGTAAGAGCAGCAGTTGCTGGAGACCAAGTTACATTCACATTTAAGGGAATTCAAACACAAGTAGATAATACTTCTGAAGCTATTCGAGGTTATGTTTTATCTTTGGGTGCTGCTGAAGGTGTTTCGGGTTCAATGGAAAAAATATCAGGTACTTTAGGAGGTAGAATTTCCAATGTATCTGATTCGTTTACACAATTACAAACTACAATCGGACAAATAAACGGAGGTGTATTATTTACATTTGTTGGTTTGTTACAAAAGGCATTAAGTTATTTCAATGAGATTATAAATTTAGACCTTAAGAAACAACAATTTGCAATGGAAGGTCTTAATATGACCGAGCAAAGAGCCGTTATTGCTAATTATAATGCAGAATTATCCAAGATAGGTAGTATTAATAATGTTGATAAATTAAATAATCAATTAAAGTATATCCAAACGAATTTGGAGTTTTATCAACAAGCAATGTTGAATGAAACAGATGAACACAATAGAGAGGTTGCTTTTTCTTATTTTAATGCTTATAAAGATATTCGTAATGCTGCTAATACTCAAATGGCAGGTTTGCAAAAAGATTTAGCTGCTAAAAATGCAGCGATTGCAGCAGATGCTAAAAAGTCAGGTCGTAAGGTTGAAAAAGAAATGACTTATGTAGCACCTACAAAAGGTATAAGTCAAATTCCAAATGCTGCGGTTTCTTTAGGAGGTTTAAAAGAATCAAATATTGAAGCAAACTTATTAGCTTATGATAAAGAACAAAAAGCTATTGCAGCAATCAATGCAGAAATAGAAAAACAAAATACTTTATTAGGGTATTCAAATATGATAGTTGGAACTTTACAAAGTGGATTTGAGCAGATGTTTACCACAATAATTGATGGTGGACAGAATGCCTTTCAAGGTTTTATAGATGGGTTAAAAAGATTAATGATAAAGTTAGCATCAGCGATTGCAGCAGCAGCAATATTATTTGTTTTATCAGGTGGTTTAAGTTCGGGTGGAGATGCTTTGAAGAAAATAGGGGAGATTGCTAAAACTATGGGTGGTTTAGGATTTAATCCTTTTACTTTAGGTAGTGCTGGAGCGGGTAAAACTCCTTTTATAGCTATGCCAAATTCATCAACAGGTCAAGGTGGTTATCAGGTAGATATAATGGGAGATAAAATGAGATTATTATTAGATAACCAAGCAATAAAAAATTCGAGGGTAATATAATGTTTTACAATCATATTTATAATTTAGACTTTAAAGGATTAGACCAACAAGGTACTGATTTATATTATTTAGTAAAGTTTGAAAAAAAAGAAGTTACTGAAAATTTTCCTGATGTAATTAATTTAATAGCTGCGCAAAATTCTCCTTTTGTTTTAAATTATAAAGCAAGTAAAGACAATATCTTTGCACCTATTCGTGCTTCTTATGCCGATATACAATGTTTTATACCTGTAAATTCTACCGTTCAGCCTTCTGATTTCTTTTTTGATACTGATGAATATACTTGGAAAATAAGCCTTTATGAAACTAATGGTGTAACTGAAGATTTAAAGTGGGTAGGTTTTCTTTTGCCTGATGTTATCCAATATGAGTGGCAGGAACAATATTATCTTCAATTAACGGCTACGGATAACCTTGCAATTTTAAAGGATGTTAAATATACAAGAGAAGATTATTACGCTTTATATGATGATACAAATGTAGATGCTGGTATAAGTATTAGTGATTTTGTTTGTAGGTTAATAAAGAAGACTGGAAGCGATTTAAATGTCGCTTTTTATAGTCAATTTAAAATAGATGGTACTCTTATTAATACAGTAAACTTAAAGCTATCAGAATATTCTTCGGTAGATTGGAATACTTTTGAGCCAAAGGATTGCTATTATCTTTTAACATCTTTAATGGAATCTTTAGGTTGTATGTTATATCAATCTAATAAAGATGCTACTTGGTATGTTGTTTCTATTAATGATGTAGCAGTAAACGATTTAGTTATTAATGGAGATTTTGAAATTGATGGTACTTTACCGCAACTTTACGAATATTGGTTTATTGATGGGAATGTATTTAATAGTCCAACAGGAGGCTTAAATGGTAGCCAGTGTCCTAAAATATTTGGGGATAATTATGGTTCTTATGTTTATCAACAATTAAGTTTTGCTATTGGTGAATATATTGTAGGATTTTGGGCAAAGAATTTTGATGCTGGTGTTATTCCAAAAGCAGTTACAAGAATTGAAATAGATGGTGTTGAAGTATTTAGTCAAGGAACTACTGACGATTGGCTTTATTATGAATTTATTTATACTTCAGCAAGTGTAGGTACATTTGATTTTAATATTTATAATAATAATGATGATTCAACAGGCTATCTTTTAATTGATAATGTATCAGTTAATAAAAAATTACAAAATGGTTTAAAATATAATATTGATGGTACTTATTTAACTGGTTATACTTTTGACTTTTATTCATCTATTGGTAAAGAAGGAGTAGTTATTTGGTCGGATGTAAATCAATTAGTAAGCCTTAATAAACGATTAACTAATGTTCAATATAAATATCCATACTACGAAAGAAATTTAATAAATAACTACGGTTACTTTAAAGATTACGCAACTACAACTACTGTACCTACTAATTGGAGTATTTTTGGCGGTTATGATTTTTTTAATGCAACAGGAGAAAACAGACCTTTTGATAATAGAATTTTAGGAGTTACACAAAATCAATTATCAGATATTGACCCTTTTTCGGGAGCTGGTTTATATAATGTATTTAGGATTTCAAACGCTGGCACTTTTATAAATTACTTTGCGGTTAAGATAGAATGTTCAGTATTTTTTGATGGTTCGCACAATCCTACAGATTCAACTATATTTGCTTTTGCAAAATCACTTAATGGTGTAGTTGACCCTACTTCATTATTTTTCCCAAGATATTTAGAAAGTAATGGTAATTTTACAAATATTGCTCCTTTAGACCCTGAATGGGATGGTAGTAAGTTTGTTCAAATAAAAATGACTGATGAAGATATTTGGGCAAAGTTTAAAATCTTATCTACATTTGATAGAAATTCTTTAGATACAGGATTTGTAATGAATAACTATGGTACTCTTATTTTAAGAGGTCAATTAAGTACAAATGATGATGTAGTGCATACTGTTTATTATGATGATATTAAAGTAAGTATTATTCCACAAAACTATCAAAATACAAAAGGTTTTATTTATAACGCTACTAATATTCCAAACGATGCTACATTGGTAAAACCATTTTCAAATACATATCAAATAAGTGGTCAATATCACGGTGGTATTAGAGATATTTACGAATCACAAGTAATTGAAGATTTTATTGGATATACCGAGCCTGAATATGACCTTATTCAAAACTCAACCAAATGGTTTAGAAATTGGGAAGTTTTAACAGAAGATAATCCACAAAGACCATTACAGGAATGTGTAACAAGGTCGGTTTTATCTTTTTATCAATCTACCTGGCAGAAATTTACAGGTAATGTTTATGGTAAAAATATAAACTTTGGAGAAGTATTTAATATTGCTTTAGCACAAGGTCAACACTTTATGCACGAGGCATCTTTTGACTATGTTAATAACAAAACAAACATAACTACACATCAAAGCCAAACTAATAAAATAGAAACAGGATTTAGAACTTGGTCAACAACTGATGATGATATGAATGCAGGTCAAGGAACACCAGGAAGCACAACAAGTAATTCACAAGAAGGGGATAATGAATAATGAACGAACTTAAAGAAATAAATGACCAGCTAAAGGCTTTGTCAATAAGTGTGGAAATGATTAGCCAGGCTATTACAGGCTCAAAGCTAAATAGAAACGGAATCCTTCAGAGATTAGAAACAATCGAAGGTACTTTAGAAGAAACGGAAACTAAAGTGCAAGAAGTTCGAGATTATAACACTGGGATTAATTGGGCAATAAGAATAGGTGCTTTTATATTAACAATAACAGGTATAACTTTTATTAAGGATTACTTATGGCACAAATAAGCGAAGACGGATTAAAGCTATTGGTTGAGTTTGAAGGCTTAAAGTTAGATGCTTATCAGTGTACTGCTGGAGTTTGGACTATTGGAATTGGAAGCACAAAGTACGATAACGGTCAACCTATAAAGAAAGGCGATAAGATAACTGAAATAGAGGCTTATAAGCTATTCCTTGACACTTCTGATACTTACAGTGCTTGTATTAAGAGATATGTCATTAGACCGCTTAAACAGAACGAATTTGATGCTTTATTCTGCTTATGTTACAATATTGGATGTGGAGCGTTTGCAAAGTCATCTTTGGTTAAGTTTATAAATGGTGGTCAAACTATTGAAAAGATTAAGATAGGCTTTATGATGTGGATTAAAGCAGGTGGTGTAGTGAGTAAAGGATTAATGAGAAGAAGATTAAGGGAGTTCAATTTATATGCGAAAATTAAATAACACACTTTCAACTGTATTTGGAGCGATTGTAGCTATTGCAAATGCTTGGATTACTATTGACTGGGATAACTTTGTATGGTCTATAAATACTTGTATTAAGCTATTCCTATCAGCTTTAATAGCTTTGGGTGGTTATATGACAACAATAAATCGTAAGCCTTTGAATAAAAGATAAATAATGCTAAAATAATTAGTACTTTCGACAAAAAAAACTATGTACAGACCAAGACTTACCGAAACTGAGTATAACCAATACCAGTTAAAAAAGCTAACGGATAAAAAAACCTATAAGTTATTTGTATTTTCTGACCCACACGGATGGTTAGCTGACCTTAAATGTTTGCGAGTTATTAACAATATTCTCCAGCATAATAAGTTTGATGAAGTCTGTATTAACGGAGACATAGTAGATTTGCCTTTTGTTTCTAAACATACTAATAAACTTTATTTGGATGGTATTCTTAATGGATACAGCGAAGTAGAAGAGTTTAAATATACTGAAGAACAAATTCTAAAGCCTTTAAGATTAAGTACAGATGCTAAAATTCGTATTAGGACTGGCAATCACTGTGAAAGAGTAACTAAACCTTTTTTATTATCTAAAGGTCAATTAGCAAGATTAGCCATCCTTTATAAACACTTTGAAAGTACCAAGTTTGAAGAAATGCTACACCTGGCGGAGAATGATATGGTTTACGACCCTACGGATGTGTTTAATTACTTTGATATTTTCGATATTACTCACGGTTTATCTTTAACAAAGAACGCAAGTGAGAAGAATATTATAGAATATTGGGGAAGTGGATGTACAGGACACTCTCACAGGTTAGGAATGCGATACATAAGAAATAGGCATAATATTAATGCTTGGTTTGAAGTGGGATGTACAAGGTTAATGGAAGCAGTCGAGTATCTACCAACAGGAAGAATAGCTGATTGGTGTCAAGGCTTCTTGGAAGTAACTTTTAAAATAGATGGCGACAAGGTTTTATTCTTTGCTCAACCTCACGCTATTATTGATTATAAATGTGTTTATAACGGTGTTTTATATGGAGAATAAGGAAGAAGAAGTATTCGATATGACTGATGGCGAGATTTTAGAGGAACTAAAATTCTTTGTCTATTTTCTTTTTGAATTAGAAGAGAAATCACTACTTTTATTCCCAAGTTATAAGACCTTAACACAGGCACGATTAATTAAAATGATAGACACCAGGTTAGATTTTTTAGATTATGAACAAGACGAAGAGTGAGATATTAGTAGAAAGATTAAAAGAATTATACAAAGAAATTGAAATTATTAGAAGAGAATTAATAACCGAAACAAATAAAGAAAAACTAAAAGAGAAACAAAATGAAAAGTATCGAAGAAATTAACCATTTAGAAAATTGTGAATGTACAGAAGTTTGTACTAATTGCAGCGTAAAACATCAATTCAAACCTGTTGAATTAACTGGGAATCAAATTGCTGATATTATCACAAAGCCTAAATACTACAAAGTAGAAATTAAAGGAGTTCCTGTGGATGTAATTGATATTGCAAATGCTTATAATTTATCTTTTATGAAAGGTAATGCTATTAAGTATATTTTAAGAGCAGGCAAGAAGGATGCTTTGGTCCAGGACTTAAAGAAAGCTATCGAATGCTTACAAAGGGATATTGACTTTGAAAGCGGTAAGTAGGAATATTACTTTATTTTGGTTAAATTTGCGAAAGGATAATAATATATCTTTAAATTATGGCAAAGAAATCAAAAGAAATAAGCGAATTCTTAAACGAAGAAGCTACAATAGAAATAGAGCAGGTAAACCCTTTGACTATTTCCGAGTGCTGTAAGGCTGAATATATCTCTTCAGGCACTAAAGTGTATTGCTCAAAGTGTAAGGCAGATTGCAGATTAGAGAGACAAAAGAAACTAATAAAGCTATGGAGTCCAAAAGCGTAATTATTCTATTGGTAGTAATTTTACTATCTTCTTCTTGCAAGTCTAAAAAGCTGGTAGAAACTACAAAAGTGGATTCCGTTATAACTATTGTCCAAAAGGTAGAATTAGCTACTGATTCAAGCGATATTGAAACAACCGAAGAAATAGCTTATATTTTTGATACATTAGTAAACCATCAGGTTACCCCTTTAGAAGCTATTAGAGGCGATTACAAGCACAAACTCAAGGCAATCCATATAAAGAGACACATCAAGGAAAGAAAACGCTTACAGAGCCTTAAAATTGATAAGAAAGAAAACAAGGCTATAAAGGTGGATAAAACCACTATCCAAGAAGAGAAGCCAAAAGGAAATAACACTTTACTCTATATCTTGGGTATTGGTGTGGTTGTTTACCTTATCCTTAAAAAACTTTAAAAATAATTTCTTTGATTATCAGCACTTTATGATTTAATTTAGTCGTTTATTAAAATAATGTTTGGATATTAAATCTTAATTAAGATATTTGAATACCGAAACAAACCAAACGGTCTAAAATTATGAATATTTCAACAACAATCACAGTAGAAAATGTATTTGAGCAAATAGCTTTTATTACTAAAATGAAACTTATTAAGCAAGGTGTTTTACCTGCTGATGCTAATGATTTAGCTATTGAATTTGCAAAACAAAATGCAGAACAAATTATTAAAAATTTATCAAAGTAATTAAAACCAAAAGGGGTGCAGCATCCTATAACTGCATATAAAACTATGTTAAATTTCCAACAAGAACCATCATTTGAGCAAGGCTTAAAAGATGCAATTAACAAGCTAACTAATCAGTTACCAAGTGTACAAAAAGACCCTTATCAGTCAAGACAAGTGTACGCAAGAATCCAAGTATTTAAACGAGCCTTACAATTATTAGATGATTTACCAAAAACAACAAGCAGCAGCAATTAAATCACTTAGCATAGGGGAGACTATGCAAGTAGACAAACGAGAAGGCAACCGAATCCGAGCCTTACTATCGTATTACAAAACTTATAACGGCAAGACTTACTCTTGCAAAGAATTAACCAAAAATTGTTTAACCATAACTCGCAAAAAATGAAGAAGCTTAAAAATCCAATTATTCAAGATATTAACATAGTTGAAATAGACTATCAAAACACTTATTACACCGAATACACAGATGGTTTTATTATTTACCACCATAGATTCAAACAAGCAGACCTACGCTTTTGGGTATTAGAAAACTACGATATTTCAAGAGGTCAAGTTAAAATAGAATTAGACCCTACTTCTATGGAGCAGGCGGAAAATCCTATCTACTTTACACAGGATGTCGAAGAGTTTATCAACGAGAATTACGAGGAATTGATTTTAGCAATCTTAAAACAACCAGTGCTGGCTTGTCAATCTACTTTAGGTAGTGCTATTTATAACATTTGTAGACCAAAGTAATGAGTATTATAACCGTACATAAATTCATAAATAATCCACCGAAGGAAAGTAAGTTGGATAAATTAAAAAGGCTTTATAGGCAAACATTAGAAGATGGTAACTACTGCAAATCGGTCCAGGCAATGTATCTTATAAATAAAGTCAAAGAAGCTGAAATACAAAGAGTTACAAACGATTACGAACTTCATTTATCGAAGCAAATAATTAAAAATAATTACCTTAATTTAATAAAATAAATTGTATCTTTAAAAACCAAAACTAAAAACTATGTCACTATTAAAAATTCAATCGGAGCTAAAAGCACCTAAAAATCAATTCAATTCCTTCGGGAAGTACAAGTATCGTTCTACGGAAGATATTTTGGAAGCGTTAAAACCTTTATTACTTAAGTACGAATGTACTATGGTTATATCGGATAACATCAAAGAAAAAGCAAATATTATTTATTGTGAAAGTGCCGTATTGTTAATAGACAAACAAGGTCAAAGATATGAATCTTGTGCTTCTGCTGGAATAGACCCAAATCGTAAAGGTATGGATATTAGCCAGTCGTTCGGTAGTTCAAGTTCTTATTCTCGAAAGTATGCACTTTCAGCGTTATTTCTCCTGGATGATACCAAAGATGCTGATGCAACAAATATGCACGATGCAGTTAAGATGGTAGAAGAAAAACTAAAGCCAATATTAAAAGTAGGTACTGAATTGTTTGACAAATGCAGAGCAGGATTCCTAAAGGATGCAAAGAACCTAAAAGCTATTCAAGAGAGATATACAATGAATGATGAAACTTTTGAAGCACTAACTGCAAAATGAAATACTTTAAAGCAAGACCTTCATCATTAGGGAAACTAATGAGCAAGTCAAAGAAGCCAGGCGAATTGTCGCAAACTTGCATAACTTATCTTAAGGAATGCTATGCTGAAGACAAAGAAGAATTATCTTCTAAGTATTTAACCAAAGGTATTTTATTAGAAAACGAAGCTATTGAGTTTGCATCTAAAGTATTATACGGTGGTATTAAAGCCTATAAGAATGAAGATATTTACGCTAACGAATGGTTGGTAGGTACTCCGGATGTGATCCTTGAAAATTCTATAATTGATACTAAATGTGCTTGGAATAGAAAAACATTATTAGATTCAGCTTTAGAGTTAAATACGGATTACGAATGGCAGTTAAGAGGCTATATGATGCTTTGCAATAAAGAGTTTGCTACATTATTCTATTATCTTGGCGATACTCCAGCAGCAGCTAATTTTGGCACTAAAATAAGCTACTCACATTTAGAAGACTTTGAACGCTGGGTAAGCTACGAGTTTAAAAGAGATTTAGATAAAGAGCAAGAGATTATAGACAAAGTAGAACAATGCCGAGAATGGCTTAAGAATTACGATGCCGAGATACAGGCAAAATTAGGAACAAGAATTATAACCCTTTAAAAAAAATAAAATGGCAACAATTATCAATGCATCTATTGATGTAACAAAAATCGACAGAACAAAGTTAATCAAAGACAAGTATTTAAACCTATCTATTATCGTAGATGACAAGAACGATAAGTTTGGTAACAATGTTTCAATTACTTTAAACCAGTCTAAAGAAGAAAGAGATGCTAAAGCACCAAAGACTTATATGGGTAATGGTAAGGTAGTTTGGGGATTAGGTAAGTTAGAAGAAGCACCTAAAGAAGACAATAGTTTACCCTTTTAATTAACGAAATTGGTGCTGCTGCAAGCGTTCTTTTTGCACCAAAGATAAGAGGTGTCTGCGCAATATTAGGGGAAAGTTTTACAATTTTAGCAGAGATTAACACCCAAGTGCTAACGAGCAGCGTTAGTATTTTAAAATTATAAGAGATGGATTACATAGAAGATTACCAAACAAATAACATAACCATTCAAGACTTAAGTAAAAAGTATAATATCTCCGAGAAGCATATTAGAAAGGTATTTAAGGCAAGAGGTGTTAAGACAAAGCATAACCATATAAAAAAGGTAACGGTTAAAGCAGATAAGCTATTTCCTATTTTTTTAGCTGATTACCTGGATAATGGCTTAAGTATGCAACACTATGCTGATAAGTACGGAATAAGCAAATTTGCCCTAACATTAAGATTAGAAAAATACTTTAAATTAAGAAGAAAATAGTTATATTTGCAATGTATTAAGTATCTAATAGGAAGTAGAGAGCCTGTTAGATATTACCTAATGGTTATATTAATAACCTGAATCCTATCGTAACTCTCTACCGATGGGATTCTTTTTTTTACACTTATGGCACATAAAAAGGATGCTTATTATTTCTCGCACGATAGTTCAGCTTCGAGGGATATAAAAATGCTAAAGATTAAATACATCTATGGCTGGGAAGGAATTGGTTTATTTTGGGGTATTATTGAAACTTTAAGAGAAACAACCGATTTTAAATTTGAATCAAACAAAGATAGTATTGACCTCCTTGCATCCATACTCCAGGTAGATGCTATAAAGTTGCAAAATTTTATAAATGATGCTATTAAGGTTGGATTATTTGTAGAATGTGATGGTTATTTTTATTCAAACAGTCTAAATGATAGAATGGATGAAATGAACAAAAAGAGGCTTAATGGTATTGTAAATGGTAAAAAAGGTGGTAGACCAACAAAAGAAGAACCTAAAAATAACCTAAACCATAACCTAAACCATAACCTAAACGAAAGCAAAACAAAACCATTAAAAGAAAGTAAAGTAAAAGAAAGTAAAGTAAATATAATAGTTGATAGTGTTGATGTTAAATTTATTGCTCCTACTAAAGATGAAGTTATAGAGTATTTTGTTAAATCAGGTTATAAAAGAGATATTGCTATTCAAGCCTATTTTTACTATGATTCTCTTGGTTGGAATAATAAATTAGGTAAAGCAGTAATAAATTGGAAAAATACTATGGTAACTAATTGGTTTAAACCAGAAAATAAAGTTACAATTGTAAACTTACAACAACCTACTTACTAATGGACTTTATAAAACAATATAGCGATGTACAAGGCGAATTAGATTCGCTTTATGATACAGGATTAATTAAAGGCGAAACA